GGCGGAAGCTCAGGCGGATCCGGTGGTGGAAGAGTCGAGGTCGGTCCCCCAACCGAAGCAGAATAAAAATAATGCTGTATATTAGCTGGCGCCTGCGAAAACGCAGGCGTTTCTGCAAGAAATGAAACGCCAACTTATTCCATTATCCAGCCACAACACATCTGAGTGGCTTCTATGCCCAACTCTTATCCTAAGTGATCAAGTAGTTGATCACGCACGATCCGCCGGTCTTCAGCGGAGAGCCCCAAGAGCACACGCCTCTCGTAACGTGCTATCGGACCACCCGGCCGCACTCGTTCGGTCAACCCGCACTGGTGCACGCGCGCAATGCGCGACACGCGCCCCACAAACCCTACGCTTACAGCGTTTGGACTTGCGCTGACCTTGAGGTACTTGGCCTGCCGCAGCTTGGCAAACATCTTCGCCCGTTTGATGCGTCCGGACTTCTGCTTCAGCTGCTGCTTGCGCGGCGCGTACGGCGCGCCATCGGGCGCCTGCTGTTTGCCAATCCGCTGGCTCTGCGAGCGCCTCAGCTCCATTCCGATCTTCCGGGCCAGCGTGCGGCGTTCGCGGGGCTGCAAGCGGGCCAGCAACGGGGCGGCCCAGTTCTCAAGCGCGGTCAGCTCATCCATGTGGGATCGATCACCGGCTCAGGCGCATGTGTCATGTCATAGCCGCCGCCGTCCTTCGCGGTCACGACCACGCGTTCGGTCAGCGGCAACTTGATCGACAGATCCACGGCGTCGTTGGCGAGGATGTCGGCCTCAAAGTTGATCTCGCCACGGCGTGCCGTGTTGGACAGCAAATCGGATTGATTATCCTGCACCCATTCCAGCAGCGGCAGCATCACGCTGTCGGGGTGGCCGGCATAGTCGGTCACGATCAGATTGAGCGTGTACTGGTACTCGAACGACAGCCCCGGCTGGAACGTGCTGACCAGGCTGCCGGCATCGATAAACACCAGCAGCCGGTCGGCATCGCGTGCCAGATCCGGCAATGCCGCGACCAGATGCGCACGCAGGCTGGCGGGCTTGATCATGGCGTCGCTGCCGGCAGATGCAGGTCGATCCAGTCCTGCAGCGCGCTCAGCTGCGCGGCGGTGGCATGGCAGCTGGTGTAGTTGTCGGCGACGGTACCGGCGACGGCAGAGAGCGTAATGCCGGCGGCCGGCGCATCAGGATCTCCGGTGGGCGGCCCGGCAGGGTGGCCCGTGGCGGCGGCGTCATGCAGCCGGACAAAGCCAGCAGGAATAGCGCAAGCAGCATCGGCCTTCTGGGTGACATAGATCGGGATCTCGCGGGTGATGGTGGCGCCGGCTTCGCGCACGATCTGCACGCGGTCGACGTACTGCGTGACGACGGTGGTGGAGCTTTTGGCGCTGTCGCGTTCCGCCTCGGCCTGGCGCTTGGCCTGCAGCGCGGCGTCGCGGTGTTGCTGGGCGGCGCCGACGCGGCGCTCTTGCCACACGCAACCGCCTACGAGCGTAGCGATCAGCACGAGCAGGATGATGACGCGCGTGACCATCAGGGCACGCCCAGGATCTGCAGGGCGCGCTGCGTGCGCGTGACGCGATCGCTGTGGCCCTCCGGCAGGCGCTTGGCACGCACGTTGCCCAGGTTGATCTTGCGGCCCAGGCCGAGCACATCGCCCGCATCGGCCAGCGCATTGAGGCCGTTGTCGTGCCAGTACGCGGCCGCGCCCAGTGCGCTGGGCTCGATCTGCAGCAACAGGTCCGGCTGCTCTTCGACCGGCAGGCCGATCAGCTCGCCGATGCGTTGGTAGTTGCCACGGAAGGTGTGCTGCATCGGGCCTCGGCCACGGTAGCGGTGCCCGTCGCCGCTGGCGGCGTTGCCGTTGCCCAGCCGGTCCGCGTAGACGAAGTTGGCCAGGCCCACCGGATTGCGCAGGAACTGCGGCGCTTGTGCCGGCGTGATGCGGGAGCCGAAGACTTCCAGCAGCCTAGCGCTGGTGGTGTAGTGCAGACCTTCCTCCATCCGCGACAGACTCAAGCTTTCGTGGCCGACCTGGCCGAGCCAATGCGCGGCGCGGCGCTTGGTGGTGATGCCGAAGCGGTTTGCGGCGGCAACCAGTGGGCCGTGCCAGAGCTGAGCGCGTTGGAGCGAGCACTGCATGATCGAAGCGAGTTGGGTGTCGGTGAACATCAATCGACCTTCAGGATGCGCGCCACATTGCCCTGGGCGCGGTAGGTGAGCACCGCCAGCACGGTCAACGTGCCCAGATGCCAGAGACTGACCTGCGAGGCGGCGCCGGCCAGCAGGATGTGCAGCGCCTGGCCGCCGGTGCTGGCGATCAGCAGCCACGCGCACCAGCCCGCGCCGCGGCGATGGCGGGCATCGGATGAGCGGTGATAGGTAAGCAGGCGGACGCAGATGGCCAGCGAGGCCATCAACGTCAGGACGGTGACCAGGCTATGCACTGGGCGGACCTCCACGACGTAGGAAGGAAAAGTCGAACGACTTGCTCTTTTCGATCAGCCCCAGCGTGACGGTGATGGCGCACGCGGCACTCGCGAAGGCCGCCACACCGCTTGACTTGATCGGCAACCAGCGCAGGAGCTCCGGCGCCAGTTGATATCCGGCGATCACACTCACCGGGAAATAGATCAGCCGCGCCAGCAGCGGTTGCTTGGCGGCAGACACCACAAACAGCGCGCCGCCGGCAAAGGCGCCGATCAGCGCATCGCCGTCAATGCCAGGCAGCACGGAGGCCAGGCCCACACCGGTGGCGATCAAAAAGCCGCTCGATACGGAGGTGGGTTCGGTCATCAGGTCAGTCCCATAGCTGCACGAGCGGCGTCATCGCCGCCGTGGTGGTGGTTACCTCGGGCAACTCCACTGGCGTGCCATGCGGCAGCACGGCGCCCAGTTCGGCCAGGCCGGGATTGAGGAGATAGGTGCGCTCGACCAGGCCGGCCGTGCTGCCCAGGTGGCGCCAGCACAGCAGGTCAACGGTGTCGCCTTGCATGGCGTGCACGCGCATCAGATGAGCTCCACGGTGCTGCGTGGCAGGTTCTGCAGGTCGCGCACCGCCCACCGCTGATCGCGGCGCAGCTCGGTGATGCTGGGCGACAGGTCATCGGCGCGCTGGTTCGCGCTGTCGGTGGCGTCGAAGCTGCGGTAGCGCTCTGCCACCTCGACGGCAGTGGCACAGGCAACTGCGCGCAGGTACATCTGCACACGGCGCGAGACGCCATCGACGGTGGTGCTGGGCACATCAGTCAGCTCCGCGTAGCCGGCCGCCTGCTGCATATCCGCCCAGGCCTGCAGTTCGTCGTTAACCGCCAACATGGCGGCGACGATGGCCTGGCGCAGACGCGCATCGGTGACGGTGCCATCCAAGCGCATGCTGGCGCGCAGCTCGGCTGGTGCGATCGCTGGCCAGAACGGCGCGTTGGCGATCGCATCGGGCGCTGCGCTGGTGGTGCCGGTGGCAGTGAATCCGCTCATGGATGGCTCAAATAAGTCGCCGGTGGTCGGGGCGTCACCGCAGCGGGAGAGAGACGCTGTGGATCAGCCCCGAGCCGGCGAGGGTTGCGGGGACGCTCGGTTATGCGCTGGCGCCCGCAGGCTCAGCGCTGAACTTCTTCAGGAGTCGCTCTGCGCGCTCCAGATCCTTCTTGCCGCCGCAGCTGCCGTGCAGGGCGATGGCGCGCTGCAGGTCGGCCACAGCGGCGGCCACGATGGGGTGCGCCTGGTCGGCGGGCGTCTCATCGGTGATACCCGCCAGCGATGCGCGGGCAAGCGCCAGGTGCACCTTGGCGCGCACCTCATCGGGCATGTCCTGCTCGGCGGTCAGCGTGGCGGTGTCGGCCAGCACAGCCGCATCGAACGGCTGACCGGTCTTCTGTGCCGATAACGCCGCCTCAGCGACTTCCTCGGCCAGCACGCAGCCCACGGTGCGGGTGAAGCGGTCCGGCATCTGCAGGCCGTGCTTGAGCACATAGGCGCCCAGCTCCAGCGCGCCGGCGTAGTCGCCGGCATCAATCCTCCACACCATGCAGGTGGTGACGATCTCGTCCTGCGCGCCCTGGCCACCGGCCAGCACGCCGGCCAGGTACGGCGCGTAGCCGGGCAGCAGCTGCACCTTCAGCGCGGCCTTGCCCTGGTCGGACTGGATCTGCTTCAGGCGCAGGCGACCGCTTTGCAGCTGCGCCATGTGCTGCTCGTACGCCGTGGCACCAGCCATCAACTGGTGCGGGGCACGCTGCGCCGCTTCCAGCTCGGCGAGCACGCGGCTGTGGTGACGCTTGGCGGGACTGTCGGCCATGGCTTAGGCCTCGATCTCGATGTGCTCGACCACGCAGCCCAGGCCGTAGTCTTCGACCACATAGGCATCGTTGGAGGACTCGTAGTTCTCGATGCGATCGCGTGCGGGCACTTCTTGGATGTAACGACGACGGCCGCCGGTCTGGTAATAGATCGACAGATTCGCCAGCGAGGTGACCATCAGCGCGCCGTCCGGCAGGTACGGCACCTCGGCCACCTGCAGGCCACCGACGCGGCGCTGGCTCAGAATCAGGTCGGTGGCGATCTTCTCGCTCGCCGGCTGCTCCTTGTTGACCATCGGGAAATACTTGTCGTGCATCAGGTCGCGGCCGAGCACCACGACCAGGCTCGGGTCTTTGCGGTGCCACGGATCGAGCAGGTTGCTCACCACGTCGAACACCAGCGCATCGAGGTTGCCGTAGTCGGCGCCGGCAGCCGCGCCGCCGATGACCACTTTGCCGGCGGCCTTGCCGCTGGCCAACACGCGCTGCGCAGCGTTGGTACGGTACTGCTGCAGCCAGCCGACGTTGACGTCTTCCAGCAGCGGGAACGCGGCGCGATCGGTATCGGCGGCCGCATGCGTGCCGTTGAAGCCGATCTGCAGGCGATCCAGTGCTTGGCGCTTGACGATGGCATCGCGCAGGCGTGCCTGGAAGTCCGGGAACTTGGCCCAGGTATCGAGCAGCGCATAGTGGATGGCGGTGTCGAAGTCGGTCTTCTTGGCGATGTATTCGTTTTTGTCGAGCGCAGCGACATTGCGCGGGGTGCGGGTCTTGCCGGCGCCGGTGTCGGTGCGACTGGCGATGCTGCCAGTGACGCCGATGCCCACCTTCTGCCCTGACAGTTCGTCCACCGGGATGATGTTGATCTTGGACAGGAACTCGCTCGATTCCTGCATGCGCGATTCCAGCTTCTGCTGCACGGTCGGATCGACGGCGAAGGAGTGGAACGGCGAGGACACGCCGTTGAGCTTGGCGATCTGCTCGGCGAACTGATTGAACTGCAGACGGGTGGCGTTTTGCATGGTGGCTCCAAAGGTGGGGCGCTGGCGGCGTGTGTGGTGTGTGGGATCAGCAGTCGGTCAGCACGGCGGCACCGCCACCGGTGACCACCGGGCGCGCGGGCTGCGCGGGGTCAGGCTGTTGCGAGAGCGACTCGCGCAGCTGCGCCAGGTCGTTCGCCAGCTGCGCGTGCTTTGCCTTCTGCTCGGCGTGCTCGGCCTGCAGGCTGGCGAACCGTTCGTCCTGACCGCGCACGTGCTCGGCAATCTCTTCGATGCCCTGGCCGAGGTCTGCGAACTGCTCGGCCGTGATGCTGGTGGCGTCCTCACTCTTGAGGGCGGCGCGGATCCGGCTCAGCAGGCCGGCCACCGGCCCGTCGCTGACCTCGCTGAATTCCAGCGCGGTTTCTTCGGCGACGGTGAACAGGTTGCCGGGCGATTGCTTGCGATCGGCCAGCGGGTTGGCGTCCGGGTTCTGGCTGGCGAAGCTGAGCATCGAGGTGCCCAGGCTGGCCGGCGAATCGGTCACAGCCAAGCCGACCAGATAGGCCTTGCCGGTGTTGGCGAACTTCTCCTGCACCTCGATGCTGGTGTAGAGCTTCTGCTTGGCCTTGTTGATGGTGATCAGGTCGGAGGTCGGTTCGATCTGGGCGAACAGCGCCAGGCGCTTGGTGCCGTCGATCTCGACCTCTTCGGCCTTGACGGCGGTGACATCGCCATACGCGCGGAACGGCGAGTCCGGCAGCAGGCTGCGCATGTGCTCGATCCAGATGCGGGCGCTGTAGGTCTCGCGGTTGTAGGTCGCGGCCATGTCGTCGATCCAGCTGCGCTGGATCGTGCGGCCATCGGTGGTGGCGCCTTCGACGGCCACGCGGAACCAGTTGGAACGAAACTTCTTGGCCTTGGCCGACATGCGTGTCCTCTGCGCTGGATGCGTTTGCGATGCGATGAGTGCATGGTCAAACGCTGCGCAATACGCAGCAACGCAAAAGGACTGTAATTCAGTGCGTTACGCGGCCCGCAGCTGTCGGGAATAGAACGCGCGCGTCACTCTGGTTGCATGAGCAGCGTCGCCACTCAACTTCCGATGGACACCCGCAGACAGGCAAAATTCCTGTACTGGATGGGGTGGCGCGTGACTGAGATCGCGCAGGCCATCGGCGAGAACGAGAAGACTGTACACAGCTGGAAGTCGCGTGACGAGTGGGATCGCGCAGAGAACGTCGAACGCATCGGCGGCGCACTCGAAGCGCGCCTTGTCGTACTGATCATGAAGCCGGAAAAGTCCGGCGGCGACTTCAAGGAAATTGACCTGCTGCACCGGCAGCTGGAGCGCCAGGCGCGCATCCAGCGCTATCAGAGCGGCGGCAACGAAGCCGATCTGAATCCGGCGGTGGCCAACCGTAACGCCGCGCCGAAGAAGAAGCCCAAGCGCAATGACTTCACTGAGGAACAGATCGAGCAGCTGACCACGGCATTCGTGGACGGCTGCTTCGACTATCAGCGCGATTGGTACCGGGCCAGCAACGAGCGCACCCGCATCATCCTCAAGTCGCGCCAGATCGGCGCCACGTATTACTTCGCCCGCGAGGCGCTGATCGATGCGCTCACCACCGGGCGCAATCAGATCTTCCTCAGCGCCTCCAAGGCGCAGGCGCATTTGTTCCGCGGTTACATGCAACAGTTCGTGCGCGAGACGATCGACGAGACGCTCTCCGGCGGCGACAGCATCGTGTTTCCGAACGGCGCCGAGCTGTTCTTCCTGGGCACAAATGCGCGCACCGCGCAGGGCTATCACGGTAATTTCTACTTCGACGAATTCTTCTGGACCTACGGATTCAACGAATTGAACAAGGTCGCCAGCGGCATGGCGATGCACAAGAAGTGGCGCAAGACCTACTTCAGCACGCCATCTAGCATGGCCCACGAGGCTTACACGTTCTGGACCGGCGAGCGCCGCAACAAGGGCAAGCCGGCCGCGCAGCGGATCCAGATCGATGTCTCGCACGATGCGCTGGCCGGCGGCCGCCGCTGCCAGGACCGCGCGTGGCGGCAGATCGTCAACATACTCGACGCCCAGCGCCGTGGCTGCGACCTGTTCGATATCGACGAGCTGCGCGAGGAATACAGCCCGGACGCCTTCGCCAACCTGCTCATGTGCGAGTTCGTCGACGACGGCGCCAGCATCTTCCCGTTGGCGATGCTGCAGCCGTGCATGGTCGACAGCTGGATCGAATGGGGCCAGGACTACAAACCGTTCGCCCCGCGCCCCTATGGCGATCGCGCGGTGTGGATCGGCTACGACCCGGCCGAGACCGGCGACACCGCCGGCCTGGTCGTGCTGGCGCCACCGCAGCAGCCCGGCGGCAAGTTCCGGCTGCTGGAGCGCATCCAGTTCCGGGGCATGGACTTTGCCAAGCAGGCCGCCGAGATCGAGCGCATCACGCGCCGGTACTGGGTGACCTACATCGGCATCGACACCACCGGCATGGGCAGCGGTGTGGCCCAGCTGGTGAAGCAGTTCTTTCCGAATCTGGTCACCTTCAGCTACTCGCCTGAGGTCAAGACGCGCCTGGTGCTCAAGGCGTTCGATGTGATCCACAACGGGCGGCTGGAGTTCGACGCCGGCTGGACCGACGTGGCGCAGTCGTTGATGGCCATCCGCAAGACCATGACGGCCAGCGGCCGGCAATCCACCTTCACCGCTGGCCGCTCCGAAGAGACCGGCCACGCGGACCTGGCGTGGGCACTGTTCCACGCGCTGCAGAACGAACCGCTGGAAGGGCGCACCGCGCGCAACTCCGGCTTCATGGAGATCTCTTGATGTCGACCGACCAGCTGCCCGCCACCGCGCCTGCAGCGCCCACGCATGCCGAGGCCTTCACCTTCGGCGACCCGACGCCGGTGCTCGACGGGCGCGGCGTGCTGGACTATCTGGAGTGCTGGCAGAACGGGCGCTGGTATGAGCCGCCGGTGGCGCTGGACGGCCTGTCCAAGACCACGCGCAGCAATCCCTTCCTGCAGTCCGGGCTGATCTTCAAGCGCAACATGCTGGCGCGCACCTTCAAACCACACCGACTGCTGTCGCGCGAGGCTTTCGAGCAGCTGTCGCTGGACTGGATCACGTTAGGCAATGGCTACCTTGAGCGCCGCCGCAACCGCCTGGGCGGCCCGTTGTCGCTGGCCGCGCCGCTGTCCAAGTACGTGCGGCGCGGCGTTGCCGAGGGTGAGTACTTCCAGGTCCGCACCTGGCACGACGAACATGTGTTCGAGCCGGGCAGCGTGTTCCAGTTGCGCGAAGCCGATGTTGATCAGGAGCTCTACGGCCTGCCCGAGTGGATGCCGGCCATGCAGTCGGCGCTGCTCAACGAGTCGGCCACGCTGTTCCGCCGCAAGTACTACAACAACGGCTCGCATGCCGGTTTCATCCTGTACCTGACCGACCCGCAGCAGAGTCAGGAAGACGTCGATGCGCTGCGCACTGCAATGAAGGGCGCCAAGGGGCCGGGCAACTTCCGCAACCTGTTCCTGTACTCGCCGGGGGGCAATAAGGATGGGCTGAAGCTGATCCCGGTCAGCGAGGTGGCGGCCAAGGATGAGTTCAGCGGCATCAAGGGCATCACCCGCGACGACATGCTGGCTGCGCTGCGTATCCCGCCGCAACTCATGGGCATCGTGCCGCAGAACGCCGGCGGCTTCGGCTCAATCCGTGAGGCAGCTGCCGTGTGGGCCGCCAACGAGCTGGAACCGCTGCAGGCGCGCATGCTGAAGATCAACGACTGGCTGGGCGATGAGGTGATCGCCTTCACCCCTTACGCGCCGCCAGCGGCCTCGTAATCCTTTCCCACCGCAAGACCACGCAATGCTCAAGAACCTCCGTTGTGGCGAATGCGCCCGCTTGCTGTGCAAGGCCGGCGCCTTCGATGAAATCCAGATCAAGTGCCCGCGCTGCGGCACGCTCAATCACCTGAAGGCCGAGAGCCTCACCTCCGATCGCCGCGAGCGAATCCAAGAAGGCTCTCACCATGAAAAACCAGCTCCTGCAGGGCGACGCCCTGACCATCCTGCCCACGCTCGAAGCGAATTCGTTCGACGCTCTGATCACTGATCCGCCGTATGCCAGTGGTGGCCTGACCGCTGCGGCACGGGCCAAGCCACCGTCGCAAAAATACGTCCAGGGCGGTGGCGCGCAGTTGCACGCCGACTTCGTTGGCGACGAGCGCGACCAGCGCTCGCACCTGAAATGGATGCACCTGTGGCTGTCGGAGTGCGCACGCGTGCTCAAGGACGGCGCGCCGGTGCTGCTGTTCACCGACTGGCGGCAGCTGCCGTTGACCACCGACGCGTTGCAGATCGCCGGCTTCACCTGGCGCGGCATCACTGTCTGGGACAAGACTGAAGGCGTACGGCCGCAGTTGGGACGCTTCCGGAACCAGGCCGAATACATCGTGTGGGGCAGCAAGGGCAACATGCCGCTGGATCGCCGGGCGCCCGTGTTGCCTGGCGTGATCCGCGAGTCGGTACGCAAGGCTGACAAACATCACCTGACTGGCAAGCCCACCGAGCTGATGCTCCAGTTAGTCCGAATCTGCGAG